TTTTACGCCATCAACCGTGTAATACAAAACTTCTGTGCCTAATGTGTTTAGGTGTGGCACTACACGTGAATTGTTAACCCACTCAAATCTTGCTGGCCGTAAATCATCTGCGTAAACTTCTGTAACACGCCAATATGCAACGCCGTAAAATATAAGACTGTCAACTGTCCAAGATATTGTTACAGATCGCGGCTGGCGTATATCTGGCTGCTCACACCATAACGGCGTGCCTAATTGTTCGCCTGTAGATTTTTTGTATAGCTCTAATGGTAAATAACCTATAACGCCTTTTATCAAGTTTGCGCATCTGTTCACAGCTGGCACTTGCACAGCTAGTGTGCGATCCATAGGGCCGTAACCAAATGTGCCTAAGTTGTAGCCAATAGTTGTATCGCCCATTACGGCAGGAGCATATTGTGCTTGGACAGATTTAGATTTTGTTAGACCCAATGCTGACAATATACCCATATAGGTATGTTATACCATAAATCAGGCATTTAGTGCAATTTAGGCAAAAATTTGCGCAGTTTGTTGTGGTTTGGTTAATTGGGATACAACCATTGCCAAACTAATTGCAGCTGTAACATCGCCAGCAGATTTGCGCCTAATTATGCGCCAGCCTGCATCATTTGTTTTAGCTGCGCAGTTGTTAAGGTGTTGCACTAGCTCTGCTTGACCGCTATGCGTTAATCTAACATTTGCCAGGGCATCTGCTAAATCGCTACAGGCTTGGTAAAAGGCTTGACCGCTGCAATCTTGCATACGCCAGCCAGTTTGCTCTAATTTTGTAGCCAATGTTTGTGTGGCATATTTGTCAAACAAAATTATGTGCGGGTGATATTTTTTAGCCCACTCATTTATATCACTTGCCATCTTTATTTCATCTACTGCTACTTCACTTGACCACAGCTGCATCAACCCTACTGCTATTTTGCCATCTTTAACTTGCCCTGCAACTAATGCGCCCGAGCGCCTAGTAGGTGCTATGTCAAATGCCATTACAGTTGTTGGCCCTACAGGTATCTGTAAATTTGTGTCAGTGCATGCTTCTATACTGCCATACACAAATGGGCTTATTGTGCTATCTACCCATTGACATAACATCTCGGTTCGTGTTGCTTCTATGCTGTTTGTGTTAACAGACTCTTCTAATGTTTGCTCACTAATTAATGTGCCCAATGCTGGGTTCGCCATGGCCCAAGCTGTGCGCTCATGTATTTTGCAATGTTGCGGTGCGCTGTACTCATAAAATCCTAAATTACTAGGCGGGTAAGATAAACAGCGTTCGCGCAACTCATTTAGCACTGTACTAAACCCATCGCCTGCATTGCTAGTCATAAATGTCATTGCATTAGGTCTAGCACGCGTTACAGGTAGTGCAGCTGCAAACGCTTCTGTTGACCATTCGCGCAACTCATCAATGTACAAAAAATCTGCCGTCTTGCCACGTGGTGCATCTCTAGTCGCTGCAGCTATCTCATAGCGAGCGCCTGTTTTTAGTGTTATACACTCTTGACCATTTGCTAAACGTATCTGCCTGACGTGTTTTGTTAGCTCTTTGTTGTCATCTATTGTCCAAGCAACTTGCCTGAAAGTATCTAACGCCATATTGCGATTAGATGACATGCCTAAAATGTTTTTACTGCCCCACAAAAACAAATGCGCCAAAATAAGCATGCGTGCCAGGTGTGTCTTGCCATTTTGTCTAGCTACAGTTAATAACGCCGACTTTTTTACAAACAGCCCTGCACTGTTTATTGTAAGTAGGTCATCTAATACCCAGCGCTGCCAGTCAAGCAATGGCACGCCTATTTTTACAGCTAAATCTGCTACTTCTTGCGCTTTACTTGTGCCATGCAACAACGGCGTATGTATTCTAGGTTGCACACTGCCAATCAGCCCGACCCCTCGCGTAATTGGTATTACTTCTGCATCATTTTGCATCAAAATCTAATATATCTGGTTTGTTAAACGGCGACTGCGGAACGATCTGGACTGTTTCGGGGAGAGATGTGTCGGGAAAGACAGGGGGGGTCGCCTTGCTGCTAAAAAAACGACTGCCCTTGCTGCTATTACAGCTTTTACACAATGACTGTAAATTATCTAATGCCCACATATCGCCACCTTGTACACGTGGATAAATGTGATCTGCTGTATTTGCTGGCCTGCCACAGTAAGCACAAACCCAGCCATCTCGGTCAAGCACCTGTAATCGTATCTTTTTCCACTGACTGGTACCTATTGCACGTTTACTCAATGCCATCCCTTACGTTTGTAATGATTTAAAGCTGCACACATTGAACCATATCTATGTAAGTTATATTTTATACCCCATTCCACTTGCTTAAACCCATTAACAGTAGCTAAGTATTCAGACCTGCCTTGTGGTATGCCATGGTGTGAACCATTGCGAGCGCCGGGGTCCCAACGTGACTCAGCATAATATAACTCATCTAAACAATAGAACTCAGTAAATGAGTAACCTAATTTCATAAATGCGTGTTGTTTGTAATGTGTAATTCTAGGCTTATCCGCTACGGAATAATCTTTTAAAAAGCAAATGTTAAATGCAATTAACAAAAGCGTGGCCAAAACTCTGCGCCTGCCGAGCCAAGCCGTTAGCGGCTCAGCTTTTTGCTTTAAAAGCAAACGCTTTTTTAGGGTAGCACACATAGTCAAATCCTGTAAGATAATCGCAGGTCAGTTGGCGTGGCGAAAAATGGTACAAAATCGTATTGATCGATCCATGTGCAATCATAACCTGCTTCACTTTGCATCATATTCTCCAATCAATACACAAGTATGACAATTTAGACCGCTAAACTGCCATGAACCACAGCTACTGCATCTATTTACTGCATTGTCAGCCTGCCTAGTTAATATCTGCTCAGCATCGTTTTTTATGCCTACGCAACCACAATCGCGGCACTGGTACAAACTGTGGCCAACAGGCTTATTACGCCACTCTATTTCAATAAATTCCGTAGCCCGTTTACAACCATTGCATTTAAATTTGGTCACGATTTATTAGCTCATGGCAGCGAAAACATGTGCCGTCCTTGAACACACGATCATCGCCACACAAATCACAATGTCGCACGCTTTGAACAATATGTGCGCCATCATCGTCAAGTTGCACGGTCCAACCTGACCCATTAATTATAGCTACATAACCCATTAGTTATCACCTTCAAAATACCAATTACCCGCAGCTGTAACTTTGGCCCATTGTGCAGGACATTGCTTATCTTTAGGTTTACCACAATTACAAACATAGCCATAATATGGTTTACCTGATTTTGCAACGCCCTCTTTCAAAATCATTTCTCCGCCGTAGTCACATTCTTTTGGTTTAGGCGCTTGGCTGCTAACGACATCAACGACATCACCAATACTCCACGATACAAGCGTAGGATCTTGGGCTTGTTCTCTATCTTGCGCAAATTGCGAGCGCAGCGCAGACTCCACAACAGCACTTCTGTTGTTTGACCTGCCATAAACAATTTTTTCTTTTTCATTTACAGCTGCCATTTCTTCTCTGCTTGGTCGCTTGCCTTTTGCTGAAAAACCTGCATTTGCAAGCGCTCTACCAATAGCGCTAGTTTCCGCGTTAGGTAAAGCGAAATTTGCATTAACACCCCGATCAGAAATAATCTCCATCGCAAGCCCAGTAGCACAAGGTTTATTTTCCGTCTGCGTTTTGTAGATACGTGCAATGACGATAAATCTTGTTGCACTAGCCTCAAATAATTCGGTTTCAATTCGGCCATCTGCGTACTCCTTCCACCATTTGTGTAATCTTTCATCAACTGTTTCATATTGTGACAAATCAAATGCCATTATTCCTGCCAATCTAGTGCGCTATCTTGCTGTGCTTCATGGCATTTTTTGGCAATGGCAATATACGCAGCTGCATCTTTGTAATTGTCCGATAACTCTGGCGATTCAACTGATCGACTTATCTTGACCAAACACATGGCCATTGCAACTTGGTTTGCTGTGATCGGAAAATGAAAATAAGCAGACCATAACTGGGCAATTCGACTGTGCTGACTAAATGGGTGACCATATTGTGATCCCCTTGCGTGTATTAACTCTGTTGCATCTGCAAATAATTTTTCAGTTGTTGTTGACATTGTTGTCTGTCATTCTTCGGTGCATATCCCAGCCATCTTTGCGACCACGCCAGTAATGTATGTTTTTAATGTTATTAATGTATGTGCCAATAGCCCAGGTTAAAAATAACCCAGCCACTACGCAATACATAATTACGTACCCAAAATCTTTAAGTTCGGCGTACATATAGCCCTACTTTCCAGCACAAGCTTTGTGCTTTGTCAATAGTGTGCCACTTGTGTACGACTTTGTGGATTACTTAGAGCTGTTTTTTTATAACGATTTGATAACGTTTTAGCTGTATTGCCTGCCAAGCGCTGTAAAGCTGCCATCTTTGTTTACAGGCACAAGAATCGGAGTAAGGCTTTTACCTGTGGCTTCTAATATAGCAAAACCCATCTGCCAATTTGCGGCGTAATAGCGCAAATAAGAGGCTTTCTGCCTGTTCATTAGGTTTCCTACCTCAACGCCATATAAAGGCCTGTAATGGCTTCCTATGGCCTCTGTATAGGCACTCATGCCCAGTCTATGACTATGGCCAACAATGACCGATTTGCCCCATTTTTTCGCAAGATTTAGAGCTGTAATGCCTGCATGCTGACTCATGTTGCCTTCGTCGCCATGTGCTAATAACCAGCCAGGCCAAAACTCATGTGCTGTTTTATGGTAGGTCATGCCCATCTCTGCATAGCCCATAAATTTTGCATATTGCAACTCTGGTAATGTAATTAGGCCAGGCGTTTTTAATAAAGTGCGATATAAGCGATCACTATGATTACTACGGATAATATGCATTTCTTGGCTGTGTTCGCCGATATGCCACAAAATTTGCTTACAGCTTTGACGATCTTTGTCAATACTTTGTTCATAAGCCAATGGTGTTTTTTCAGCCCAACGACTAATGGTTTGAAAATCCATCTCATCGCCAACGCATAAAATTTCATCAAATTTTTCACGTCGTGCCAATTTAATAACATTTTTAACGGCTTGCTCATGATGAAATGGAACTTGCAGGTCACTAACAACTAAAAAACGTTTACTCGTCGTCGTCATCATCTGTCGGGTCTATGTTAGGAATAATCCCACCATCGCCAATAACCCAGTCGGGGAATGTCTTATATTCTGTCATTAGCCAAAAAGCATGCTCTGGCGTGAATCCTGCTTTTCTAGCTGCCCTAAAACACTCATGCAACGCAACGTAATGCATGTCAATTTTTGATAATGGCTCAGATGTTTTACGTACTTTACGTTTATTTATTTTTTTACGTTTTTTTGTGTTTGCCATGTATTTATTGTCGCTTACTTATAATTACAAATAACTCATCGACACGCTTCTCTAATCTTGTCAATTGATCTTTCATGCTAGTTCCGCCGTTAGGTCGTAGCTCGCTTAGCCAGCCTTTAACTAAAAAACGTAATCCTATTAGCACGCTTGTTAGCACGGCGCAAACGCCAGCGCCAAACGCGGCCCAGTCTGTTGGTGTCATTTTGCATTGATGCCAAAATCTACTTCGTAGCCAGATGTAGGGTCTAACGCCTTTATTAATGGCCCTACTAAGCTAGCAAGTAACGCTGCATAAGCTGGGTGTATATCGGCAGCAATAGCCAGTGCACAAGCTACACCGCTAGCAGCCACAGC